CTTAAATGTTTAGCTTCATCTCTCATATGTGGATCATAGTTTCTAAAATCAAATTCTAATTCACCACCTGTGTATTCTGAACCATCTGTTAATTGACAAGTCATAGATAGTTTTCGAATCTTACCATTGTCGGGTCCTTCTTTTTCATAAGGCTTATCCCAACCATCACAATGCCAATCATAGTATTGGTTGTGTTTATATTTTGTAAATTGACAAGACTCACTTCTGTCCCATTCAAAGTTCCAACCAGCTGCTCTATTTGCTTCGTGAACATATGGGTGTAATTCTTTGTATATCCAAGTATCATTTAACCATACTAGATCAGAGTTTCTTTTTCTTTTTAAATCTTTTATTTGATCTTTGTTTAATTTTTTATCACCATAGCCACCAGTTCTTGCCATTACTTCTTCTTGTTGATTAGCATAAGCTATGACATCATCACAAAACTTTGGTGTAAGAACACCACTAAAATACCAATAGTAATTAGATATATTCATAAGTTATAGTCTGTACAAAATTCAAACTATCTTTCTGATTATTAGTTAGATAATACATATTTGTTGATGGAAACATTATGAACATATTATTTTTAAGTTCTATGTCCCAACTTCTTCCTTTACGTCTATTATCTTCATAGTGTATTTGAACAAAACAATCTTTAACTTTAACACCATAAAGCATTGTAAAGTCTGGAGAGTTTCGTAAATCTACTGGATCTATATTTAATAAAGGAATTGTTGTTTCATTAGGTTTATAGATATTTCCCCAGGTTGATTTGTTAACTAGATTAATTCCATATTCAAGACCGATGTGATCTCGCATATATGTATTTAACATATCCCAAGTTCTTGAGAATGGAAAATCTTTGTTTGAATAAGTTGATTGTAGAATGTCGCCAGTTAATTTATTTCGGTCGATGTCCCAATACTTAGGCATCTCTACATCACCAAAATATAATGCTTGCTCTGTTAAAACTTTCTTCTGCATACCACCACCATATATAATTTATGCTAAGCTATTTGTCAAATCCCAGGCTTGATTTTCTTCATTCCAAACATAACCCCATCTGTGAGTATTAGCTGTATTTTGTGATTCTTGTTCAGCTGTTAATGCTGGAGCATTACCAATTGGTGAATCCCAATTAGCAGTTGTAGTATTTTTTACCCACGATACCTGCGTAATTTCCTCTTAATGGTGTACCACCATTATTGTGTGTGCCACCAGATGTATTGTAAGATGTTTGAATCCACATTTGTGCAGGCCAATTATTATGTGTCTCTAAATATTGTTGTCCTACTGTTTCATCTTCAACGCCATCAGCGTTTTCCATATCAGAATTATTCAAAGTGAGTACTTGAATAACTTTACTGTTTGTTCCTAATTTTGCAAAATGTGCCATAATTATTCTCCTTATATATGTTTTTTATTTATTTGTAAATACATCATTATTATTGAAATTTGTATCTAATAATAACAATTCCTGATCCACCTGTTGCTCCTGATAGGTTAGCTGGATTAGAATAACTCGCTGTAGAACCTCGTCCACCTCCACCGCTTCCAGTATTTGCGGTTCCTGCAGTTCCTGCATTACTACCTCCTGCTCCTCCTGCTCCACCTCCACCTGCGCCACCATTTCCTGCACTTACATTGTAGTATGGATAACCACCACCTGCTCCACCACCTCCACCAGCATAACCTGTTGATGTGCCTACAATTTCTGAATATACACCTGTACCACCTGCACCTGATGAACCTCCCCCACATCCTGGAGAACCATTTCCACCAACAGCACCTGCACCACCTCCACCACCTACTTTCGCTAAATATTGCCACGAACCACCATTATTACCTTGAGGAGGACTTACTGGAGGAGTATTACCTGCGCCTGCACTACCCCCATATCCACCACCTCCACCTGAACCTCCAGCTGCACCTGTAATTCTACCTGGTGGTTGATCCATATAAAAATTTGATCCGTGACCTCCACCAGCAGAGGTAATAGAAGAAAAAACAGAATTAGAACCAGAGTTAACGCCAGGATAAGAATTTCCACTTGAAGAAGTTCCACCTGCACCTATTGTAATTGGAAAAGCTGTTGCTGTTACTGTTAAAGCTGTTGGTGTTGCTAAAGGACTTGCAGTATAAGAACCTGATACAGGAGTTGAATGTGATTCTCTGTAACCACCTGCACCTCCACCCGATCCACCTAAATCAGAACTTCCTACTCCACCGCTTCCTCCACCTGCAACTACTAAATAGTCAACTGAATTTGAACCAGCAGCATTTCCTGCACAAGAAACTGTAAAAGTTCCTGGTCCTGTAAATTTATGAATTTTAAAATCTCCACAAGTAGTAATTGTACCACCTGTAGCTGTTACAAATTTTATATCTTCAGTAATATCCGCTGCCTTCGAAGCATCGGTAATAACCCAACCTTTTGTTGAGTCTACATAAATTATAATGATTGAACTTCCTTCAACAGTAATATTAAAATTAGTTGTTGAACCTTGAATCTTGTTTCCGTTTGGATTTAAAATACATTTATTTGTATCAAATGTATTTGCATAATCTTTTATACCAACCACATCACCAGCAGAAGGTGACGCTGGTAGGGTCACTGTAATTTCACCACTTGTTGTATTTACAAAAAAACCTTGATTATCTGTTGCTGTAAAACTTGCAGTTTTAATATCTCCAGGTTTCCAATCAACTTCACCTCTTAAATAAATTTCACCCGTAGTATTATTAATTGTACCACCTGTAATTCCTGCAGTTGTTATTGATCCTGCATTTGTAATTGTTGATCCACCTGATGTAGATACTGAATCTCCACTATCCCCGATAGTTGTTGTTGTCCCTTTTCTTGGACTAATTTTATTTGTTTTAAATTCGCTCATAGCTATTGAAATTTGTAACGAATGATAACTACACCTGATCCACCAGCACCACCAGCATTAGGTGAAGATGAAGATCCTGCTCCACCTCCGCCACCAGTATTAACAGTACCAGCAGTTGCAACGTTAGAGGGTCCTCCGCTTGCTCCACCACCACCAGATCCTCCACTAACAGGGGCTCCTTCAACACCACCGCCACCACCACCGCCAGCTCTTGTGACAGGTGATCCTGTTATAGATGTTGCTATTCCATTTCCTCCAGGTCCTCCATTTCTGTTTGGACCAGATTTTACTCCATTACCTCCAGTAGCACTTGCACCACCACCGCCACCGCCAGCGTTCCCTGTTCCTGTACCACTACTTCCTCCAGCATTACCTTGAGGAGGACTTACAGGGGGAGTATTACCAGCACCTCCAGAATTAGGACTTGATGGTGTGGCTCCTCCACCACCTCCTGAACCGCCTGCACCTCCACCAGCACCTCCACCACCTCCTAATGCTCCAGCGCCACCACCAGCTCCAGTGATTGTTGAAAATACCGAGGGTGTTCCATTCACCCCTACTCCAGGAGAAGTAGGTGCTGCTGCACCTCCTCCAACTGTAATTGGAAAAGCTGAAGCTGTTAAAGTTAATCCTGATGAATCTACTAAAGGTGATGCTGTATATGAAGGAGTTATATCTCTACCTTCTCTAAACCCGCCAGCTCCACCACCACCACCACCATCTTTTCCTCCAGATGCACCACCAGCAACAACTAAATAAGAAGCTGTATTAGGACCACCTGTTGGAACTGTAGGAGCATTTCCAAGTGTCGTAACTGTAAATGTTCCTGGGCCAGTAAAAGTATGAATTTTATAATCTCCAGATGTTGTTATTGTTCCACCTGTAGCAACTGTAAATAAAGGTGCTTGAGAAATATCAGATGCTTTTGCTGCAGCAGTTGATAACCAACCTTTTGTTGCATCAACATAAATTAAAGTTATTGAACCACCTTCAACTTCAATTACAAAATCGTTTGCAGCACCTTCGATGTTAGAACCATTTCTTCCGATTGTAATATTATTTGTATCAGCAGTGTTTGCATAATCTTTGATACCTACTAAATCTCCAGCTGAAGGAGATGCGGGTAGGGTTACTGTAAATGCTCCTGAAGTGGTATTACAAAAATACCCTTCACCTGCTGTTGCTGTAAAACCTGTTGTCTTGACTGTTGTTTGCCAATTAACTTGGTTGTCAATTGTTCCCGTAATTGAAACACCTGTAATTGTTCCTGTGTTTGTTATTGTTCCTGAATTTTGTAAAGCGCCACCACTAGTTAAAGTAACACCGGCTGGAATAGCTACAGTATCGCCACTGTCTCCGAGTGTGACTGTGCCACAATCTGCTGTTGGTGTAATTTTGTTAACTTTAACTTCACTCATATTA